ATCCACTTGGTGAAACAATGACCATTGAAGGAGTTACATTCAAACCCTGTGGATGTTTTCTCGATGTCAAAACAAAAATGACACTATCCGATTGTCCTGCCGGTAAGTGGGAGAAGATTGTCGATGGTTCGTTAATGCAAGACGCTCAAACGCTTCTTTTCAATGCTAAAAAGAACGGTGCATTAAATAACGATGAGCGCACATTACTCGCTCGGTTAAAGTCGTTGATGACTGGACGTAATGAAAAGGTTACGAGCTGTGTTAGTTGTGTGAATCAGACCATTGCGGAACTCAACAAACAACTAAAAAGAGAGGAAGTGCTACAAATAGAAGAAGTACAACCCATTCAACCCAAAAAACGTGGACGAAGAAGAAAACAATCTTGAATATGAATCCGCTTCTTTTTTGTTTTATATCTTATATGGTGATCGCCTTATCACTTATTGGCTTGATGAGTTTGATGTTCCTAAATCCAACATTACGTTTTTCTCGTGAGAATGTGGTGGGTGTCATCGTAACTGGATTGTTATGGCTCCCGATTTTAATTTACTCTTTGATTGTTAAAAAGTGAATGTAAGTATACTTGACTTTCATTTTATATTTGTTGTGTTCAGTAGTGCGATGATATGCCCCCTTTGATTTTTGTACTCTGAACAATTACATAAATCATTGGGGGATTTTCTTTGAATAGCTGAATAAGGTTTTTTCCCGTTTTAATCCCTTGCTATGTAACTTTAATTAAGTAGCAAATAAAAGCGACTGCGAAAAGAATCATCATTTAAATTGGTAGCGGTTATGTGATCTTAACTGCGAGATTGTTTGAATGATGAATAACATTGGTGATAAATAAATCTTCGCTCTGCAGAGGTGCAACGAAGTGGTGAAAAGAACTAAAGAATCTTTACCAATGCCAGAACCTAACTGGAACTTTTGGGCAGTGAGTAGTTATCAATTAAAGTTAAAGAGATAACTAAAAAGGATTATGAATATTGAAGAAAAGTGATTTCATCTTTATTCACCTAAAAACCTAACTATGTCCATAACTGAAAAGAAATGAAACAAAAAGAATTAAGAGGTCAATTATTTGAAAAGATGCTCAATGATTACGCAGCGAATAATATGATTGTTTGGACACGATTAGCCAAACCACATTTTAGAGTGATTCTACCTAATCACACCGTTGACATTTTTACAACTGGACTCAAATATCACATTATAGATTTAAATGAACGCGGTTCATTGAATGATTTAAATGATGCAATTGCTTTGCTTGACTTTCTAAATAATTAACTATATTTGAATAATGATTATCCTACCTGCACAAATCGAATCCATCAAAAGCCGTAAGGACAAAACAACGGCCATTGTGATAGGCACAAATGAAATGACTCCACAAGTGGCAGGTCAACTATTCACTTTGCAAAATAGCTTCGTTTATTGCGCTCTAAAAGAGGAAGAGTTCGCTACAAATGAGAAGGAGATATTGGATGAACTCAAAGCCGACTTTGAAATTGAAAGGAAATCAAATGGTCAACGACTGCGGAACGTATTGTATAAATTATTTGAACAGGATAAAGAAGGATTTTTAACCTTTGCCAAATACTACGATCATAAGATGGAGCAGTTGATTAATCATTTTAAGAGTAAATTGGAATTATGAATAAACAAGTATTGAAGTATAAAATTTATGATGCCATTGATTGGCTTATTTCTTTTTCCATTTATGTTAGTTTGACTGCATTGGTTATTTATTCATTGGTCAAGTTTATTAAGTGGTCTTGGGGTGAATAATTTGTAAATATCAAAAATTTATTACAAATGAATCGAAACATTAAAAGACATATTAAAACAATTCTATCCGTTATCGGATTGTTTTCATTACCTATTTTGCTTTATTTTTTAGTCTATTATTTAGGTTTACCATTTGTATTATTTCTTTTAATTGTTGTGTCTATGTTAGCCATAGGAATTGTATATAGATTGTTTTATGATGAATTTGAATAATTATGGGATTACCGAAAGGACAAACGAATAACGCAAGTGGCCGCCCTGTTGGTTCGAAGAATAAACGAACCGAGCAGTGGGAAGCATTAGGCGAATCGATTACAGGACAACAAGCGGAAAAGTTTAATGACTTCCTCGATAAGTTGTGGAATAGCAGGAACGATGAAGATAAAATGATTGCGAGTGAACTATACCTAAAGACACTTGAATATTTCAAACCAAAGCAAGCTAGACAAACGATAGTTGGTGAAGGAGATTCTCCAGTTCAAATAATAATATCTGATAAGTTATAATAATGGGTTATAGATGCACACTTTGCTCAAATGATAGACCAGGATCTGAACTTCCTCAATGGTTTAAGGATAAGTATGAAAAGTATTTTTTCTTTCCTGATGGATTGACTGTATACACAAAAAATGAACGCAAGTTTTATGATAATGAATTTTTTGAAGATTATCAAAAGGCAATGATTGAAAGTGGATTTTTTGATTTTGAATATTCAAAAATGAAATTAGCAGTACTTGGCGAAGATGGTGCTGTGTTTAGAGTGGTTATTTTAAAAGATAAAATAAACTATGATTTATTAGATAATTATCTTTCAACCGATGGAATTTTAACTTATATGGGATCGAAATGAAAGCTACTATTGAATTTGATTTAGACGATGCAGAAGATAATTGCAAACACAAACTATTCACTCACATTGAAACTATCTCATTCATCATTTGGCAGATTGATGAAGATATGCGAAGAATCATTAAATATGATGAGACAAAGAGCGAAGATTACAAGGAAGGAGTTAATCACATTAGAACGATGCTACGCGACCATTTAATGGAGAGAGGAATATCATTTGAATTATTTAACTAATGGAAAATAAAGAAGTAAACAACACCGCGCAGTCCGCGTTCACGATAGCCGTGTTATTCGGAATGTGGCTACAACAAAAGGAGCAACGCAAGCGATTAGCAAAGGCGAAAATCACCGAACTTTACTCCGAATGGATTACCGAACTATCGAAGAAGTATGAAGATTAAATTAGACCTATCCCCCGAAAAAATAACCGTTGGTCAGTACGTTGGGTTCACGATTAGCGAAGGCGATTCAATTAACCAGGTGCAAAGCATCACGAAGCTGCCACGCAGTCAAGTGCTACTACTCACCCCATCGCAACTCAATGAGATTAAAAGCGCATTTGAGGAAGCGTTGAATAGCATTCCATCGAAGCACGTTACCAAGTGGAATCGGTATGGGTTCGTGCCTGATATTAACGCGGTAACTTTTGGCGAATGGTTAGACCTGGATGCTCATTGTAATCAGTTCCCAAAGCAATTGAACAAACTACTCGCCATCCTATTTAGACCGCGCAAGAATGAACTGGTTAACCGCTATGAGGTGGAAGATTACGATTCAAATATCCATCTAAAAAACGCGGATGATTTTAATGATATGCCTTTGATGATAGCAAATGGGGCGATGGTTTTTTTTTCGAATATCGAAAAAGAATTGTTGATTCGTTTCCAAGAGTATTCCGACAATCAGATGATGACGGAACTGAAGAAGGCGATCTCGATGATGCAGGAAGCGTTACAGCAACAAGCGAATTAAGTTCGAATTACGGATGGTTTCACGTCATCGAGGAACTTGCCGACCGCGATGTAACTAAATTTGACAAGATTGTCAAGACACAAGCATCAACGATATTCGCGCATTTGAGTTACAAAATAGATTACGCACAATTTCAAAAGCAATTACTAACTAAAAAATAGCGGTTTCGCTACATATAGATATGAGCGCATCTTCACTTTACACTTACAATGTAATCATCGGTAAATTAAAAGAGTTTGCCACTAACCACGCATTAATAAAAAAGTTCACGCACGGACAAATCGCACAAGCTGATTTGGAAAAGGAAGATGAATTTCCATTTATGCACGTTGTACCCAATCAATTTAGCATCGATGCAGGACAATTGACCTATTCGCTCGATATCTTCTTTGCTGACCTTCCACGCGACAAAGAACTAAAAACTGAATACCAACGCTACTCGATTAGTGATTGCGTGTTGTTATTCGCTGACCTTGTTAACGAAATCGAGAATGGACAAATATTCGATGAGTCAGTGATTATCACCAAGCCAATTACCTTTACTCCGTTCATCGAAGAATTTAGCAATGTGTTGAGTGGTGTTCAAGGCACGATAGACATCACAGTTGATTACGAGTGGAACGCGTGTGATATTCCTTATATAGGTAACTAATGGCAAAGAAGGTACAATTTACAACCAATCAACCAAGTGCGACAACTGATTATTTAGCTGCCGACAACACTTGGAAAACAATACCCGGTGGAGGTGGGGGTAGTGGTATTCCAAAAGGAACAACGAGCGGAACGGACACATATACAACCACAATCAGTGGAGTAACCGCGTATAATGATGGCGATGCTTATTTGATTAGGTTCACCAATGGCAATACAACTGGATGCACTTTAAACATCAATTCACTTGGTGCAAAAGATTTGTATAGAAACAACAATGGACTTTTAATTGGTGGCGATATCATTGATGGTGCTGAAATGTTTTGCATTTACAACACTACGCTGAATGGATTTCAAGTTATCGGTAGCGCACCCAATTCGTTAATTACCTATGTAACCAATGCGGATTCCGTTACGATTACAAAAGGCCAACCTGTTTACGCGTTTGGTGGAACTGGCGATAGATTAACGGTTAAACTTGCCTACAATACAAGCGATGCAACAAGTGCGCAGACAGTTGGATTGGTGTTGAGTTCATCCATTGCGGCCAATCAAAAAGGTCTGATAATGATGCAAGGTCAACTCGATGGCTTAAGCATTTTACCGACTTCCACTTACGCGGATGGCGATGCCATTTATTTAGGTGCAACAGCAGGAACAATTACGAATGTCAAACCATCCGCACCCAATCATTTAGTGTATTTGGGATTCGTTACAACGGCCAATAATGGAAGTGCAGGCCGTATGTATGTTCGTGTCCAGAATGGTTATGAATTACAAGAACTTCACAACGTAAAAATTACATCGGTTGCGAATAATGACATTTTAAAATACAATTCATCCAATTCACTTTGGGAAAACAGCAACGCATTAAGCACCAAACAAGATACGATTACAGGCGCGGCTTCAACGATTACAACGAGTAATTTAACAGGCAGTCGCGCATTAGTAAGTAATGGTGGTGGTAAGGTAGATGTGAGCGCAGTTACAACAACCGAACTCGGATATTTGAGTGGAGTTACTTCAGATATTCAAACTCAATTAAACGCTAAACAAGGAACGCTAACATTAACCACAACAGGAACGAGTGGTGCGGCTACTTTAGGAAGTGGAATTTTAAACATTCCGCAATATGCCGGTGCAGGAAGTGGTACATCTTTTATGGGTGGTTACATAGGTACGGGAGTGATTGGACCGGGTTTAACGAATTATAGCGGAATCTTGGGAGGTGGTTATGTGAATGCAGCTAATGAATTTCAAAGATTTGTGCCACTACCACAATCGTGTTCATTAAGTAGATGGTACGCTCGAACTTCTGCTACTCAACCCGCAACTGGATCGTTAGTAATTACATTAAGACAAAATCAAGTAGATACTGCGTTAGTAATTACAATTGCCGCAGGTAGTGTGGCAGGTACTTATTCGAATACTGCGACATCAATAGCATTTAGCGCAGGAGATTTGACAAGCGTTAAAATAGTAAACAATTCAGCAGGTAATAGCGCACCAATCATTTCACTTTCAATAATGATAACAATATGAATTATACAATTACTGAAAAAGATAGCATCAATGAACTGACGATACCAACGGAAGGACAATGGGGCACTATTTGTTTTGCGTGGGAAGATTCGAATGAAGAATTTGTAAACGCTCTCAACACGAAAGGCATCGAAGTATTTGTTGAGTTGTTAATTGCTGATCCGAACACCGCTTATTTATTATTCGTCAATGGCTGATAGTCCACTAACATCGGTAATGAAGAAATTCGGCAAAGAGGTTGTCGAAAAGGCAATGCTTAATCTTGGTGTTTATCGCACAGTTCGTGGTAAAAAACGCAGGGCGGTTGCAAGTGATACACTTCGAAAATCGCTTTCATTTTATTACGATGGCAGAAGTAGTAAGATTCAATTCTTTGCCAAAGGTAAAGCGGCTGTTTACGCTCCAGTTGTTGAATATGGAAGGCGCAAAGGTGCGAAGATGCCGCCAATAGACGCGATAGTAGAATGGATGCGCATCAAACCAATTCGTGTTCGTGATGACAAAGGCAAGATAGTGAAACAAACTCCTTCCGTTGTTAGGAGCGCAGCGTACAATATCGCCAAAGGAATTTCAAAAAATGGAATTCCACCACTGTTTTATTGGCGCGATGCGGTTAATGATACAATCATTGAATTTAAATCTGAATTCGAAGAAGCATTAACGCGCGAAATCAATTTGGTTATTGAAGATAATTTGCAAAAGAAAATAAAGATATGAGTTATAATTCAGCAGTTACAGGATTAACGGCACAAGGCATTGATGATTTAACAGGTTTGTGTTATTCAAATAACGATGTATCGTTCACAATGACATCGAGCGAATTTGCTCAACCCAATTTTAAGTACATCGTTAAAATCACCGACAATAATACAACCGAAGAATATAAATTTTACATTGCGGCAAATGCTGTAAATAGTGGAGTGTTCAACGCTAAAACAATCTTCAACCAACTTGTAAATAATTCGATTGTTTATGATAATTCGGATGATGTTGTTTTGCAAACCGCAGCGCCAACACTGACGAGTAAAAATAATGTGAACTCATTTAAAATTGAACTTTATGAAGGTTACGATGTAGGGGGTGTATTTACTGAAGATATTAGCGTAGCAATCACATACAATCTAATGTGTATTTACGGAAGTGGTAAGCAGAATTTTATTGTGATGGGTACGAATGACACGCGCCCACTTGCGTTATCGCAGAACTACGATAATGAGATTGGATTTAGTAATGAAACACTTGCCAATAAATTAGTTATACCATCGCTGCTACAATCTGAACTGATCAATTGGAAATACATATCGCGTACCGATGTTAATGGCGCAACGGATAGCGCATACGATATGCACGCTTGGATTGCTGACGATAACAACTACATAAATGCAGGTTATCCGTACAATTCAATTGACCATTTCACTTTTGATTTATATGATGAGAATCAAACGCTAATCGATTCATTTGATATTCCAATGTCATTCGATGCGGCAAGTTTACTTTTCTTGCCAACTGGATTAAAGAATCTTGTGAATGGCGGTTATATAGACGATCCCACAGCAGATGCAACTGCATTCTATGTATATGCAGGTTATGACGCAAGTAATGAACAAGTTACAACTAAATACGGCTATTATTTATCTGACGATTGTAAATATAATCCTGTTCACGTTTATTGGCTGAATCAATTGGGTGGATGGGATAGTTACTCATTTATTAAACGCAATGAACGAAGTATTGAGGTTGAACGCAAAAGATATAAAGCATATCAGGGAGATTTCAATAATGCCACTTTTTCTGATCCGTATGCAACAAAAAACTACACGCGTGAATTAACCGAGCGCGAACCAATAGTTAACACGTTTATCAATTTGACAAGTGATTGGTTGTGCGAATCTGAATTCAAATATCTCAAAGATTTGTTCACATCAAAAAGCGTGTGGATGGTGGATGATAATGTGGATGGATATTCAATTGTTCCTGTTGTCGTTAGTGATAGCAATTATTTGATGAAACGAGAGCGTAATTCGAAGAAGTACAATCAGACATTAAGATTACAAATTGCTTCGAACAACGAAACGATTAACATAACTTCATCGCCATTTCCAATACCTGGCCCTGCGCCCTGCGAATACTTCAATTCATTTATGAATAAAGGAAGTAGTTTGGCATTATCTATTGGGGCCAATTTAGGCGATGCGTGTAATATCGTTTTAACCAACGCTTCCAATGGTAGAAGAATCACTGTTGGTGTTGAAGGTACAGGTGGAATTACTCCGATTGGTGGACAACCATATTATGTCAGAATAGATTACAATGTAACTCAACCTTCAAGCGGTGGAGCGGATGGAATTATTGATTTAGGAAATGTGGCCACAGGTGGTGGAACACAAACAACATTCAAACTACTCACACCGGGTACTCCAATCATTGCGAGTGGAATTTGGGGAACTGCGGCATTTACAAATTATTTCTTTTTAAGATTACCATATTGGGGTGGTGGCACAATCAGTGGTAATATTTATGTAACTATTGGATTCGGTAATTGCCCATAATAAGTAATAAATGGAAACAGCACTCATCATTTATACACAAGGTTCGAATGAGCCAGTTGTAATGGATTTATATTTGAATGAAACGATTGCCCTGCAATATTCATTTAGTGATATTAAAGACCTCAAAGCGAAGGCGAGTTATTCACGTTCATTTCGCATTCCTGCAACTGAAAACAATTCGAAGATATTTGGATTCATTGAAAATAATACTTTTCAATTCAGTTCGTTTAATCCTAAGCGTAAGTTCAACGCGATAATTACCGTTGATACCTTGCCTGTTATGGAAGGTAATATCCAATGGAAAGCGAGTTACACGCAGGCAGGATTAGTTCACGAATATGAGATTGTTTTCTTCGGTAATGTAATCGACTTCTTTAAAAATATTGGCGATGCTGATTTTAAAAATTACATAGCAGTTGAATTACAAGATGAATATCCAATTACAATCAATTATTTGAATGCAGTCGACTTCGAATCGTTGACAGATAACAATGCTTTTATGGGATTAACCGATAGGGGTAATAATTGGGTGGGAATGATAAATACAACAGGAACGCGTTCAATTTATACAACTAATGTAAATAATGTAATTAAGGCAGGTGAACTTACTCCTTTTGTAAAAGCTAAATACATTTTTAATAAGATAATTGATTTAAGTGGATTCACTGTTGATACAAGTGCAAGTGCTACATTAATCGGTGAATTAAATAGATTATTTGTACCATTTACGAGTGAAGTTAACAATATTCAAACTATTGGAAATCCTGTAACTGCTAAATTCTTATTAGAAGGTTATGCTTCATCATCAACATTTGATTATACTGATTTTGCTACGCAAACAATTAACGGAATTTCAGAATATGTTTACGAATTTCCGACAATCAATGAAATAACTGATCCTGGCAATAATGTAAGTGGTAATACATATACCGCTCCATTTAGCGGAACTTATTTAATTACCGCTCGAATTGAAGTTAGCGTTGACATTAATACAGATTCCGATCAAATGAAAGTTAGATTGGTTAAAACTGATTTATCTTCAAATCAAACATTTATTGGTGTATCGACAGCATTACAATTTTATGATTATGATAATCAAGGGAATAATGTATATTTTACGAATACAGTAAAAACATCCACTGCATTTATTGGAACTACCTATACACAAGAAGTTTTTTTAGAAGCAGGTGAAACGATTAGACCTGTTATTTATGAAAATGAAGGAGAATGGTTTTTATTAAGCATCGCACCAAATACATCTACATTTACTTTATCAAATGCATCATTCAAATGTGATACATTAAGCAAACCACTCTACGGAAATACAATCGACTGGGTGGCAAATGCGCCAGTGATGAAATGCGCGGAATTTATGAGCGCATTATTTAAGATGTTTAACTTGGTAGTGATTCCCGATGCGTTCAATTCGAAATTGCTTACATTCATTCCCATTCAAGAATATTTATCGGCAGGAGATAACAAAGATTGGAGTAATAAATTAGACATTAGTAAAGACATCGTATTAACTCCCACCACCGATTACCAAGCGCGAATAAATACTTGGACTTACAAAAAGTCAGACGATTATTTAAACAACCTTTACAACACGCAAGGTAATCGCGTGTATGGTAGGTTGCAATTACTCGATCCTGAAAATGATTTTGCAACTGAAGAACAAAAAATAGAAGTTGAATTTGGTAGTACACCGAATGCATTAATTGAAGGAACAGATATACCAATTCCAAAATTTATAAATGAAAACGGAGAGTATGTGAATCCAACTCCACGAATTTTAAGAATAGGTAGTTCTTTTTTGGCGAATGTTTATGATGATTCAACAAATACAATCATTAGTACTTCATTAACTGCAACGAGCCATTATTCCAATTCTATTCCTGATATTGATTCATTAGATTTTAATTTTGGTCAAGAAACTCCATTACATCCAACGAATGCTATCCCATTTCAAACGCTTTACCAAAGATTTTGGAACGATTACATTGCTAACATTTACGCTCCTGACGCTCGTATAATGGAAGCGTTTTTTGCTCTCGAATTTGCAGACATTTACAACTTCAAATACAACGATAAAATCTTTATTAAAGATTCTTATTGGAGAATTTTAGAGATTAGCGATTACGTTATTGGCACGATGGACACGGTTAAGGTGAAGTTAATGAAATTGATTGGTGTTGAGCCATCTTGTTTACTTACTCCAGTTGCAATCGATACCAATGGTGAAGTGATTTTTAACGATAGCGAAGGCAATCCACAACCTGCGAATTTTGATTGTTGTTCAGCTTATGGTTATACTTGGGATGGCATAGGCAGTTGTTATGCATTTATTCGGGATGGTGGAACAACTAAACCACAAGATCAAACCAAACCATATAAACCAACACTCGATGTTAACAGCGATCCAATATTGAACACATTTACCAACGGAGACACCAACACCGTTAGGCCAACAAATATTTTGTCGATTGTCAGTGGAACAAAAAATTATTTAGGTGATAACAATGATAACTCATTAATCGTTGGTAAAAATCTTGTTGTAAATAATAATGTCGGTGAATCACTTTTTGTTACTGGAAGTAACGCTTCGGTTATTAATAAAGGAATGACGATAGGGGGTGGGGGTAGTTATGGCGGTGAAATCCAAACAGGCATAGTTCACATTTCGGGAAGTGGAAACTTTACGAATAACACTACCTACATCAACTTGCAAATCGAAGGAACGGATAGTTACAATATCCCCACCGATTCAATGTGGGTTTTAAAGATTCTATTGAGTGGTATGCAATACGGATTAAGTGGAATCGATGGAACGATAACAGGCGAATACAACCTTCATATCGTTAATCGAGGAACGACAGTAATATTTATCAATGCAACAACCATAGACGAGACGCTCGACAATATGACTGGATATCTTGTTTGGGATGTAGTCATTACCGGAGAAACATTTTATCCACGCGTTAAATTAGTAGGCAGTGCAACTTATCCCGAAAACGATATTAAGTTGAGCGCATTAACAACCTTCACACAATACCATTATGAATAACCCACAAATGACATTTAAAAACATTCAGCAGTTAGTTGAATTAGGACACGGTACAAATCTGCCGAGCAACAAAAATAATCTACCCAATTGGTTAACGATGCTTATCAATTTGAGCGTTATTGCTACAATGATATTGGGAACTATTTACATTTTTAATTTAATCTGATGGCAAAAAAATATGTAGTTGAATTAGATGTCGATGCGTCAGCAGCAAATAAAGCAGTTGATGGAGTTGGTGATAAGGTAAAAAACATTGGTGAACAAGGTAAAAAGAGTGCGGAAAAAGCCAGTAGTGGATTTAAAAAGATGGCTGAAACAATTACCAAATCACTTGGTGTTGTTACTCTCATAGCAGGCGCATTAAATATTGTTAAAGATATAATCGCTCAAAATCAAAAGGTCGTTGATTTTTTCAGCGTTGCATTTGGTGTTTTGGCCGATACGGTAAGAGCGGCATTTGATTACATTACCAATAATGCAGGTAAAGTAGTTGAATATTTTGAAGCAATATTTGATGATCCAGTTCAATCTTTAATTGATTTTGGAAATGCCATTAAAGAAAATATAATTGAGCGTTTTGTTTCTTTGGGAGAAACATTAGGGTTAATTGGTAAAGCTGTTGCTGAATTTTTTGCAGGTGAATTTTCTCAATCTTGGGACACATTAAAGCAGGCAGGAAAAGAAAGTATTGATGTATTAACTGGGGTTGATAATACGGTTGATAAAGTCAGCGAAGCGGTGAGTGAAGCGGCAGATACATTTGGAAAGTTTTTACAAAAGTCCATTGATAGCAATAAAGCATTAGTTGATTTGCAAAACAATGCGAAAATCGCTGCGGCTGAACAGCAAAGATTGGCCGAACAATACGACAGAAGTGCGGAATTATTGCGACAGGCGAGAGACGATGAACGCAAATCCATTGATGATAGGATAAAAGCCAATGATGAATTAGCCAATGTTCTCGATAAACAAGAAAAAGCCGAATTAGCAGCAGCCAATGCACAAATATCAGCAGCACAAGCGACCTATCAACACAATCAAACAATAGACAATCAGGTTGCATTGACGCAAGCTTTAGCGGCTGCGGATGGTGTTCGTGCTAAAATAGCAGGATTAAGGTCTGAACAGCAAATGAATGACCTTGCATTGAGCAAAGAGAAGAATGAATTGCTCAAAAAACAAGCTGAAAGTGAAGCACAATTAGACATAAATCAACAAAAGTTTTATGCATCGCGAATAAAGAATGATGAAAATCGAATAAATGCATTGATTAAAATTGCTCAACAAGAAAGAGCAATTGAACTCCAAAGATTACAAGAACAAATCGATACTTACGCGATAGGTACACAAGCGCGATTAGATGCAGAAATTGAATATGCTGCCAAAAAACAAGAGATTGATCAGCAAATTATCACTCTTGAAAGTGATAAAAAGAAAGCTGTTTTGGATAGGATTAAAACGGAAGCTGAAAACGAAAAGAAATGGCAAGAGCAAAAATATGAATTAGCGGCAGCATCAATGACTGCGTTAGCTGATTTGAGTTCAGCGTTAGAAGCGGCAGGGGTGTTAAATGCAGAACAAGCGTTTAAGGTAAACAAAGCGTTAATGATTGCACAATCCACAATGGGTGGAATCCAAGCGGTAAATGCTGTATTGGCTGATTTGACTTTACCAACCGTTGTTAGGATTCCATTAGCGGTAGCAACAGGAATTAGTGCGGCAGCGAATGTCGCTAAAATCGCAGCAACTAAATTTAATTCAAGTACAAGTCCAACATCGAATACTCCATCCTCAACAGGTGCATCGGGTGGCGCAGGAAGTACAACCGCTCCAATGTTGGATTTATCTTTTCTCAATAACCAAACAAATCAACCACAACCGCTACAAGCATATGTACTCGCAACAAATGTGAGTTCAGCACAAGAAGCGAATGAAAAAATAAAAGACCAATCAAGAATAATAAAATGAGCGAATTTAAAGTTATTGAATACACCATAGACGATAGCGGCTATCTCGGTGTTAATTGTATTTCATTAGTTGACAAACCTGCCATTGAGGTGGATTTTGTTGCATTGAAATCAGCAAAGAAAATGAACCACGCAGCAGTTGACGAAGGTGAGCGCAGGATGTTGTATGGTGCGGTTATGCTTCCCGAACAATTGATATATCGAGTGGATTCAACAGGTGGTGAATATTACGCTAAATACAGCGCAGAAACTATCAATAAAATAGCGCAGGAATATCTTAAAAGAAATATGCACCACAATTCTAATCTTCAACACGAGATACCCATTACTGGATGTACGGTTGTCGAGTCGTGGATTAAAGAAGGTGAACACGATAAAAGTCAAAACTTTGGATTTAATTTTCCCGATGGTACTTGGTGTATTGGAATGAAGGTGGACAATGATGAGGTATGGCAATCGATTAAACAAGGCGATGTAAAAGGATTTTCATTAGAAGGATTCTTTACCGAGTTGAGCGATGAATATTTAGCTGAACAAGAGATAGAAAAAATAATGCGTGAGTTAACTGCCGAGTTAAACTCGTGAGTTCGTTGATTACCCGACAAACAAAAAGCCCCCAACGTTTTGGGGGTTTTTCGTACAAAGGAAATTAAAACAAAACTAAACTAACGATCAAACTACAAAACAAATTTACGCTTAATGCTACATATATACGAGAAAATAATTTTAACAATGAATAAAGTAAATGAAATCGTGAGTAAGTACGCAGATCGTTTGAAGTCATTTGGCATTAAATTAAGTGCTGAAGGCGAAATCGAAGCGGCTACTCCAGTACGTTTTGCAGTTGCAATTCTTAAAGATGGAACTGAAGTCAGTTCACCCGATGAAATGATTGCCGTTGGTAGTCCACTATTTGTAAAGGACGCTGAAGGTAATGAAGTTCCTGCTCCTGATGGTAAGCACGAAACTGCCGAAGGCAAGTACATCGTAACCGTTGGTGGTGTGGTTACTGAAATCTTGGAACCCGAAATGGAATCCGAAGAAGTGGCCAAAGAAGAACAAGCCGCTTTTGATGGTGTGAGCAAAGAGGAATTTGAGTCCACTATTAACGCGTTAATTGAGCAATTCGAAAGCCGCATAAATGCGTTGAATAGCGAGAAAGCGCAACTATCTGCACAAGTAGAAAAGATGAGCAAACAACCTGCAACGGAGAGCGTGAAGAAAGTGAATGCTCCTGCTGCATCTGCTCCAATCAACTTGTCAAAGATGGATTCTAAAAATAGAATCTTTTCGATAATAAATAAATATAAATAATTAAATAAAAAAAGAAAATGGCTGATTCATTAACCATTACAAGCACCTACGCAGGTGAGTTAGCGTTACCATATATCAACGCTGCTATTTTGTCGGGAGACACTTTGGCGAAAGGATATGTTACTCTTAAAGAGGGTGTAAAATACAAAGCGGTTTTAAAGAAGTTGGCTAATTCAGCTTCATTGGTACAAGCTGCCGCTTGTGATTTTACTCAACAAGGTTCATTGACATTAACCGAAAGCGTGTTAACTGTTACTGATTTAATGACTAACCTTGAATTGTGTAAAAAAGAATTTGCTCAAGATTGGGAAGCTGCTCAAACTGGACGTGGATTTATTAACGATGTAGTTCCTTCAAATTTTGTTGACTTTTTGATTGGTTACGCTGCCGCTAAAGTTGGTGAAACTATTGAATACACAATTTGGCAAGGTGATACCGCAGGAACTTACACTTCATTTGATGGATTCGAAAAGAAATTGAAAGCTGGTTTAAGTGGTTCTGCTGATCAAACTTGGGCAGCTACTTTGGATGCATCAACTGTTATCGCAAATATGAATGCAGTTATCAATGCACTTCCTGCCGCTTTGATTGGAAGTCCTGATACTAAATTGTATGTGAATCGTGCAACTGCTCAATACTATCGTCAAGCGATTACAGCTTTGGGTTATATGCAAATGTATCAAGCTGCGGATGAGTTTAACTTGCAATTCAATGGATATGACATTTATGTTTGTCCCGGTATAAGCACAGGAACAATCATAGCCGCTCAACCATCTAACTTGTTTGTTGGTGTTGATGCTAACTCTGATTTCGCTGAAGTGAAAGTAGTTGATATGTCTTTGACTGATGCTTCTGATAACGTAAGAATGGCAATGCGTTTCCGCACTGGAGTACAAGTTGGTATTATTACTGACTGCGTAATCGGACATAACTAATATTAACCACATATAAAAGGGGAGTGGTTACGGCTGCTCCCCTATTTATTAAAATAAAAATATAAATTATGAGTTGTGAATTAACCGCAGGATTTACGCTACAATGTAAGGATGGAATTGGTGGAATTAAAGCCATTTTCATTCAACAGCGTGAGGACTTTTTGACTGGAGTTACAGTCGATGGAACAAGTCAAGAAATAGATGGATTGCCAACCGCATCTATCTATCAATACACACTTCCAAAATCAACAGGTAGCTTCACCGAAGAAGTGTCATCCAGTGTTGAGAATGGAACAATTTTCTACACTCAAACCGTTACCGTATCATTCCATAAGTTGAGCGCAGCGAGAAGAAAGCAATTAGAGTTAATTGCTAAAAATCGTTTGGTTGTTTTCGTACAAGATAACAATAACAATATTTGGATGGTTGGTAAGGTTGATGGAGCGGAAGTAACCGCAGCGTCAACAATGACAGGAACAGCCAAAGGTGATATGAATGGTTACACCATTACATTTACCGCAGATGAAGCGAATAAAGCATATCGTTTGGAATCGTTTACTACTACTCCATTTGATAACTTTGCTTCAATTACCGTTGTAGCTCCAACAATTTAATCTAATTGCAGTGAATTACCTGCAATCAAATACTGCATCTCAAACTCTCCTGCTCTCATTAAAGCAGGGGAGTTTACTTTTTTCAACAACTTACACCGATTATTTGTTGGTGTTGCAAAATGAATTAACTTCGGAATTGTTATATGTGATTCCAACGATTATTACCGAGAATGAAAGGATTACCACTTTGGGCATTAGTACGAACTTTAATGATCCAACTAATGCATCGATTCTCATCAATCACGGTGGCCGTTGGAATTATATTGTTTACGGTCAAAATTCAAATACTAACTTGGATCCTGCTGATGCTGTGGTGGTCGGTGAAATTGAAAGAGGTTTTATTGAATTTTCTTCGCTCATTAACTACTACGACCAACCAACATTAACAATACCTTCAGACATCGAATACAATGCCTAATATAGTTGACGAAATAAAACAACGCATAGGAGCAACGCAAGTTGAACTATCAAAGTATGTGAAGATTCAACCTATTGAAGTTGAAGATAGGAAGGGATTTGTGAGTTATGGGGATGGGAATACATTTCCAAATTACATCATCGAACTATACAACGAATCTCCAGTTCACGGAAGCATTGTAAACTCGATTGCGTTTATGATTGCAGGACAATCATTCGTGTCAAGTAGCGCAGAAGCATCGAATGAAATCACACGATTACAATTAGATAAGATAAGACACAGCACCGCGCTCGATTTGAAGTTGCACGGTGGTTTTTATTGGGAAATCATTTGGTCGATGGATAGAAGCACCATTGCACAAATTAATCATTTACCTTTTGAGAATTGTCGTTTATGCGTGAGCGATGATAATGACGATGTGAGTGGTATTTACTACTCGCGTGATTGGAACGACACGCGCAAAAAGAAGAACACACCTGCATATATTCCGATGTTCAACCCCGATTACAAAGATGAATATCCAAAACAAGTAATGTTCGTTCATTCGATTGTACCGGGTAGTGAGTATTATCCTAAACCCGATTATATAGGTGGTGTAAATTACATAGAGTTAACGCGTCAGATTAGCGAGTATCACGTTAATAATATATTAAACGGCTTTTTTCCTTCATTGATTACTTCGTTTAACAATGGCATTCCATCACTCGAAGAACAACGAATGATTAAGAACCAATTGCAACAAGCTATACAAGGAGCGGAGAATGCAGGGAAGGTTTTAACATTTTTCAATGAAGATAGAGATCGGGGTGTAGAGTTCACTTCATTTCCTATTTCGGATGCAGATAAGCAATATGAATTTTTAAGTGAAGAAAGCACCAAACAAATATTGATTTCTCACCGCGTTACAAGTCCATTACTTTTCGGTATTCGTGATGGTGGTGGATTAGGTTCAAATACCGATGAAATGAAACAAGCGATGTGGATTTTCACCAAACAAGTAATTGAACCATTTCAACGAATGATTACTGATAGCATCGAATATTTGTTTTCAGTTGTTGCAATAAATGCAACGGTTCAAATCACGCAGAACGATTTGATTTATTCACCGCCTGCCAATACTACTCCCACCACTCAAATAGAGCAAAAAAAAAAAGTTAAGTGCGAACACGAAAGCATTTCTCAAGTCGATGAAAGCTATGAGCCAACAAACGAAATGGCCGCAGAAGCTGAACTTGGTTTAAAGTGGCGAGAGGAATTTGGTAGAGGTGGAACGGAGGTAGGTGTAGCGCGTGCGCGTGATATAAGCAACAAACGTAATTTGTCATTTGACACCGTGAAGCGAATGAACTCTTATTTCGCAAGGCACGAAGTCGACAAAGAAGCAACTGGATGGAACGATGGTGAAGAAGGATTTCCTTCCGCAGGTCGTATCGCTTGGCAATTGTGGGGTGGTGATGCAGGGCGCGATTGGGCAAAGAGAATCATTGAACGCGAGGAAGTAAATTTAGATGACATCGCTGAAGATTTGATTGCGTTAGGCGAAGAACCAAATGAAGATTGGATTTTAATTGATAGTTACGATGTCGATTACGAAAATGACGATATTGAGAATGAAGCACTCGCACATATTTTTGATATTACACCCATCGAACAAGCGGTAAGCACAGGAACTGCTAAACCAAACGCAACGAGTGAGCAGGACAAAGTGATAGATGGCAAGACGTACTACGTGCGTTATCGTTATAGCGGCCGCATTACTGCATCATCAAGGCCATTTTGCCGTAAGATGATTAGTGCGGATAAGCTATATAGAAAGGAAGATATAATGGCACTCAATAACAAGGCAGTTAATCCAGGTTGGGGCCCGTATGGGGCTGACACCTATTCGGTCTGGTTATTCAAAGGGGGGGGTAATTGTGGCCATATCTTCAGAAAAGAATTGTACATTAGCGCGAAGGGATTTGGACTTGATTTAAACAATCCAAACGCAAGAAAAAAAGCGTGGAGTATGGCAGAGAAAGCAGGTTACAAAGTGCGCAACAATTACTTGGTAGAAACGCGCCCAATTGATATGCCTTACAATGGATTTCTACCTGATAATCCCCGATTTGGAATCAAATAAAATTAAAGAAAATGGCAATACAACCCGAAATACTTTTAATCACTGAAGATTATTTAAAGAAGTACACCGCAATCACTGACGCGGTTGATCCAAACATTATCCGACCTGCCATTTATTTGGCACAGGATAAGCAAATAACGAATTATTTGGGAACTGATTTGATGAACAAAATTAAATCCGATGTAAGTGGTGGAACTTTGGCAGGTGATTACGAAACTTTATTGAATGATTACGTGCTGAAAGCGTTGTTATGGTGGACAATGGTTGAACTTTACCCATCGTTATTGTATAAGCACGACAATGGTAATTTAGTTAGCCGACAAAGTGAGGACACAACGCCAGTTACAAAAGGCGAAATGGAATCATTGAAGGAAGCTGCGCGTGATAATGCTCGTTATTATACCAATCGTTTGGTGCAATATCTTTGTTATAATAGCACTTTGTTTCCCGAATACACATCCAACACCAATAACGACATTTCTCCCGATCGTAATCCGTACGGAAAAAGTAGTTTCTTAATTAGTGATTCATATAAACATAACCGATTAAAATGGACAATAAAAGATTTTCTACCACCATCGTACTAAACCGCAAAAAGCAATATGAAAAATTGCTGAAACAATATTTAAAGAAACAATACGAGACAAAGAAATGATGAAGGAGTTATTGTTTTTAAAAACTAAATATTGGTTACTCGCGTTGGTTACAATCTTCCTGCCAATCAAAGAACTAATGATTACCATTGGTTTTTTAGTTGGTGCGGATATGGTTGTTGGTATTTGGAAAGCGATAAAGCTGGGCATTAAAATCCGTTCAAGAAGAATGAGCGACAGCGTTACAAAAATGCTGTTGTATCAACTTGCGATTGTGAGTGGATTCTTAATTGAAACGTATATAATCGATCAGTTAATACCGATAACGAAATTGATTGCAACGGTTATCGCGGTAATCGAATTTAAATCGATTGTTGAATCCATTGAATCGGTTACAGGAAAAGATTTGTGGGGTAAGATTAAGACATTAGTCGGAAGGAAAAATGAGGACTTAAAGGAGATAATGAAGGATGAGCAAACTAAGTAAATACACCACACTGCAAGAAGTGATTAAAAGCAATATGGCGAGCGTGTTGCAAATTCAAAACATCCCAAACGCTGAACAAATTGCCAATCTAAAATTAGTTTGTACGGAAGTATTTGATAAAGTTCGCGAACACTTTGGTAAACCAATCGGAATTACAAGCGGTTTTAGAAGTGCAGAATTAAACAAGCGAATTGGCGGTAGTAAATCATCGCAACACTTGGAAGGCAAGGCACTCGATATCGATGGCGATTTATTGGGTGGAGTATGCAATAAAGACATATTCCTTTATATAAAAAATAATTGTATATTTGACCAACTCATTTGGGAGTTTGGAACAGAGAATGCGCCTGATTGGGTTCACGTTAGTTACAACAAGGGAGTAAATAGAAAACAAATACTACGAGCTACAAAGAGCGGTGGAAAAACTATTTACAAACCTTACTAACTATGAAAGGACGAAAGGAATCAGACAAAACAAAATTAGCGCGTGAACTTCGCGCACGATTTCCAAACACACCAACGCTAACTCTCGCAAAGAAATTAAGCAAAGAACATTTTGAAACTTTTTTAGGGGTTGAAGATGCTCGTGATGCACTGCGTAGAATCGAGGGCAAAGATGGTAGAACTCCAAAAGACAAAACACTGGTCATTACTGAACATCGTCCACGCAACCCATTCAACCTGCCGAAATCATACGCGAAAGGTCGAAAGCATTTTGATATTAAAGGGCAAAAAGTTTTAATCTTATCGGATATTCACATACCATATCACGACATTGACGCGCTATCCGTAGCAATCCAAACAGGAATCGATGAGGGAGTTGATACGGTTGTATTGAATGGAGACGCTCTCGATTGTCATATGATTAGTGATTTTGTCAAAGATCCAAAGAAGAGAAAATTTAAGGATGAACTCTATGCAATGCGTACATTTTTACACGAGTTGAGAGGGCAATTTCCAAACGCTGAAATCGTTTACAAAGAAGGCAACCACGAAGAAAGATATTGGAGATATATGAGGGTGAAAGCACCGGAATTATTCGACATTGATGCATTCGATTTTCCAACGCTCACTCACTGCGATAAGCATAACATCAAATGGTTGGATGGAAAAAGCAAATTAAACATTGGCGGCCTATCGATATTTCACGGCCACGAATTTGGAAAGCAATTTTTACCGAGCGTTAACGTGGCGCGTGGGTTGTTTCTCAAGACGAAAGCGAATGCGATGTGCGGCCACCATCACCAAACAGCAGAACACACCGAGCGCGATGTTAATGGAAAGGTGATAACGTGTTGGGGGGTGGGGTGTTTATCTGAACTTTCACCTGATTACAATCCTTACTCAAAATACAATCACGGATTCGCGATAGTTACGCGCGGATTAAATAAAGCATTTCACGTTAAAAATTACCGAATCAATGAAGGACAGTTATATTAAATGGATTGCATTTGCAGTTGGGTTAATTATTGCATTCATTATTGGGAAAAATTCATCCAATTCCAATCGGTTACAAATTGTAACCACCTCAGATACGGTTATCGTATTGAAAGCACGAATTGACACGATAGAAAAAGAACGCATCAAAATAAAAGAGATTTATGAAAAGCAAATTGATACTATTTACCTTTATGATTCTATTGCCATTGATAGCGCATACACAAAAGCAATTGAAAAGCTACGCGATTACGAGCGCACTGGATTCGATAAGTAAAGAAAAGCGGTTGGTTGTATTGGCAGTTGCTAAACTCGATTATTTGATTAGCGACAATAAAAAATTAAGTAGGATGAATCATTCACTAAACGAGATTAACGAGCGTAATGCCGTTTATATCGTGCAAATCGAGGGGTTAAATAAGGAATTAAACGAGAGATTAAGTGAGGAAATAAAGAGAAAAAAAAAGTGGCGCAAGGCCACTCTTTATTCGGTTGGTGTTAATGTCATTTTTTTAACTTCATTATACGTTTTAAATAGATAGCAAAATCCAATGCTTCTTCGTAAGCGTGGTGTAACCATTCCTGTTCACTCAAATTAGCTTTGTCCACCGTTACTCCGTACTTCATTCGTCCCATTTTCTCGCGTGAGATTAGATCAGTAATTACTTCTTTGTATGTCTCGCTTTGGCAGTTATCAAAATCGTGTGTGATATTCATATTACTTCAATTTTTGGTTGTGTTTCTTTTTGTTTGCGGATGTACTCAGTTAGTTCCGGTAACATCCAGTAGCCATAACTTGCCATTTCAAACGTGAAGTCATCAATTTGGCGAGTTATATCGGGGAGTATTGCACCATCGGTATTCCATAACGCGGTGATTGTCTTGCCGTGTTCACGTTGGATTGAGTCGTTAAGTCGTTTGAGTAACATCTTTGTTTGGTGATTGTAAAACCATTTGATTGGTTCGCATTCATCACCTGCGTAGATGGACGCTTGTAACCACATCAATAGGTTTAACACCTTTACTTTTTCTAATTCGTCTTTTGTTATTTCAGTTTTCATCTTTGATAAAAATTCCGTTAATTGTTTTTCCTTTTCTATTCTTAATTGTATTGTAGGCATCCTCTAAACAAGAATCATAATCATAACCTAACTGCTCTGATAATATGATTAGCACTACTTGAATATCACCAATTGCATCTGCGATTTCTAATGATTTGTTTTTTAAAATCGCACTGGATAACTCACCAACTTCTTCAACTAATTTAAGCATTTGTTTATTGGCATTATCCGCAGTCAATAATCCGCGTTCATTCGCCCATTCAATAATTTCAGTTCTCATTGTCTTGTCCTCCAAATGTTTCTTTGTAGTATTCTTCATAAGTACCAGAATATCCACCCTCCATTCCTTCAGTATGTCCATCATTCCAAGCATCCTTAATCTCCTCCTTGTGCATTGCTTTGGCTTTTCTCAAGATTGAGTGCCATTCAAATTTGTCTTTGGGTGTATTCCATAGTTCATCAATTAACCACTCAACACTACTTTGTTTTTTGTTTTCCATTTTGTTTTGTTTTAGATTTCAAATATATTAAAATAATTTAACCAAATGCATATTTGCCATAATTCTTTTTGAGTTCATAGAAGCACCGCATCATTATCGCATCAGCGAAATCGGGACTAATGCCGTACTTCTTTTGAAGCGTTTCTTTGTTAGTTACGCGCAGCTTTCCATCACTATCTATTTTCTCACGTCTAATCATCTCCAGTTCCTTAACAATGGTATCTTTGTGCGTGGTTTCAAATGTGATTGCATTGGTGGTAATGAGTTCACCAAGTTTAAAATAACAATCCGCTTTGAGATTCATATAATTATCTCGCACCGCTTTTGATCCATTCAAAAATCCCTTGCATTTGAGGAAGTCAACAGCACCGCCACCAATCCCATCTTCATCGCATAATACGTTAGACAATCTCACGTTATTCGATTGTGCGAGTTGGTTGATTGTGTCCACCACTTCATTAATTGGCTTTTGTTTTAACACGATAAACTTTGACGCGTGTAATCCATTCCACAACACGATAACCGTCCTATCGTCTCCCATTCGCGCAATGTCGGCAGTAATGAACGCATCATTGTTAGCGTTGATTTGTGGAGCGCGGAAGCATCGCAGTAAGTCATCGTAATTGTACAATCTATCTTTTGTCTCATCGTAATCCCAATCGCCTTCGAGTAATCGTTTGCGGTCAATGATTGGAAGCATTTGCAATGATTCTAAATACACTTCTGAAACGTGGGGGTTATCCGTTGGTAATGCCTGTATAAACCGCCTATCTTTCCTTATTGTGCCATTCCTTTGCGCATCGAAGAATTCATTGTATAACCAACCTTTATGCGGATTACAGGTCATTAGTAATTTCGGTTTGTCATTGATTAACTTATAACGCAAACGCGATGAAAGGATGTCAATACATTTTTGACTTACTTCCCCTGCTTCATCAACAAACGCATCCGTTAATTCAATACTACCAAATCGTTGAAATTCGGGATCACTCGGTAAATCGGCTAAATCCATTAAGATAATTTGGCTGCCATTGAAGAACTTAATCACGTGGTCTTGTCCATTATATGTCCAATGTTTATCGGGGTTTAATCCATACATCGCACATAATTCGAAGAACGTTGCCATTGTTGAAAGGCGCAGTTTTTTAAGTTCTGATCTTCCGATTAATCCGCGTGTGCCTGGATATTTCAACCTCCGTTTAATTTGCCAATCACAACCGAGAAATGACTTTCCACCTGATGCAGCTCCGCCATATAAAATTTGTTTAGCATCATTTTCTATTGATAAATAATCTAACGCTTGAATTTGTTTTGGATTATATTTTATATGTGTTGCCATCTCCTTAAAATTACATCTTTTATAGTATGAGGACTTACTCCATATTCCTTCGCTAACATTTCTCTTGTATAAATTCTAGGTTTAAATTTTGAACGAATTTCAATGACTTGTTCTTCATTCAGTTTAGCAGTTCCAACCTTTGAACCTTTTACAAAATTTGTGCATATTGGTTTTTTAATTCTTCCACTCAAATAAGAATGCATTGCATTTTCTTTTGGTGTAGCCCATTCCAAATTAGTTATCTGATTATTGTCACGCACAAAATCAATATGATTAACTTGTAATTTATTTAATGGGTTCTCAATCCACGTTTGAGCAACAATACGATGCACTTTAATAGTTTTAAATTTACCATTTATCAATAACATAGTGCGGTAATATCCATTAGCATCTTTTGCAGGTTTCATAATGGAGCATTTAGTTGATCCTCTATAACCAGTTGTCAATAGTCTACCCATATTGCTAACTAAATAACGGTTGTTTGTGTTGGGAACGTATCTCCATTCCTCGTTAGGCATAGCATCCAATGCAATACTCAATTGATTTAATGTGTAATTCATAGAACTAAAATACATCATTTACACTTTGGTTGAGCATCCAATGGATAAAAGATATAAACAACTTCCACCATATAACAACTGCCTGCAATCATTATCAATGGCTAGTAGATTGAGAGCATCAATTTGTTTCTGATGGTATTTCATTTATTTGAGTAAAGATTATATCCATTCGTATCAATTGCTTCAGTAGGTTTTCATTATCACATTGTTTTTTGATGTGATATTTTTTACCATACAATTCAAAGCGTACGTTATATGTTTTCATTTGTATTTGATTTTATAACAAGGTTCACAATAAGGTCTTGAATTTCGAGTGATGGCAATGTTGGCTTCATCTATATAATAGTAGATATGTTTTCCGCAAAAAGTTTGGTTGCATCCAGTGCATTTGAACGCATCTTTTTTCTTTACTTCACATCCACACGCTGTCATAACTTATCAATAATTCGTTGCTGTAAAATCGTGCTATCCATGATGTCCGCATATAACTTACGCATCAACTCTTTTTGAACTGATTGATTAAAGGAAAGTTTTTCATCTTTGTTCATGCGCTCCAATCGCGTTTTTGTCAGATGCAAATCTTCGATGACTTGAAATCGCGCTGCGAACTTCCATTGTTTCCATTGTTCATCGGTCCAGCAGTCATCGTTCACCGCTTCCAGTTCATAAAACTTCGCAATGAAATTAGGCGCGAGTATCATCACCGCTTCGCGTTGGTTATTTTTCCAACGTGCAATATCGGTTGTGAACATTGCTTTCC